CATATAGAATGGGTACACCTTCAAAAGCAATTATTGCTGCTGGTGTCGGTGAAGTATTGATGAATGGTGGTGCAGATAAAGCAATTGTTGCCGCTGGAATCAAAGCACTTTATGGAAATGGCGTAGGTTACGCTTCTTAATTTATTAAGAATTTTAGTGGGGTGGCCTCCGAAAAAGTAAGTGCCACCCTTTCTAATAAGGAGATAAAACATTATGAAAAAGAAACACGCTTACCTCGCAAAAATAGATAACGATTTGTGGGATACAATACATAACTTGAAAACACAATTACCAGAAAATGTTTCTGTTAATACTTTAATTAATAAAGGACTTAGTGTAATAATTAAAGAAGAATTAATAAGATTATCAACCTACAAGAGGAATAGACAAAGTCTATCTTAAAAGGATTTAATATGATATTAATTGACATGAATCAGATTACAATTGCATCTGTAATGATGCATTTGAATATGAACGACAATCAGTTAGATGAAGAAATGGTCAGGCATATGATATTAAATTCAGTACGACTATATCGTAACATGTTTAATGAAAAGTATGGTGAGGTAGTTATAACATACGATTCTAAAAACTGTTGGCGTAGAGATGTATTCCCACAGTATAAAGCAGGTCGTAGGAAAGGTAGAGAATCAGATAACAAAGATTGGGATAAGATTTTTGGATTACTCAATGACATCAAATCAGAAATTAATGAGTTTCTACCCTACAAAGTTATAGAAACCTATAGTGCTGAAGCAGATGATATCATTGCTGTACTATGTAAGAAGTATCAAGACGAAAAAATTATGATTGTATCTGGTGATAAGGACTTTATTCAGTTGCATAAATATAATAATGTACGACAGTATAGTCCTATTACAAAGAAACATATAAATGGGGTTGACCCTGTTGTATATATAAAAGAACATATACTTAAAGGCGATAGGTCAGATGGAATACCTAATGTATTATCACCAGACCATACATTTACAGATGCACTAAGGCAAAGACCTTTAACATCTAAAAGAATTGAAAGTATATTAGCTCAAGAAATTGACGAACTAGATGATGAAGTGAAACGAAATTATCAAAGAAATAATAGACTGATTAATCTGGATAATGTTCCAGAAGAATTAGAAGAAAAGATTTTAGATGATTTCAATGTTGCCACTAGTGGTGACAGAAGTAAGTTGTTAAATTATTTTATAGATAAAAGACTGAAAAGTCTAACTGAACAAATTGGAGAATTTTAAAATGGCATATTCACATACACTATTGTTTTCAGATGTACTTGATAAGGTACACAAAGCAAAAACAAAAGTAGAAAAAGTAGCAACACTAATAACAAATGATACACCAGCATTAAGAATGTTGTTGAAGGCATCTTTTGACCCTACAAAAGAATGGGTAATACCAGAGGGTGAAGTACCTTATACACCAAATGAAGCACCAGAGGGAACAGAACATACAGTTCTTGCTCAAGAATCAAAAAAACTTTGGCACTTCATTAAAGGTGCAGACAATGATACACCACAAGCACAGAAAGAAAAAATGTTTATACAAATGTGTGAGGGTTTGTGTCATGCTGAAGCAAAACTATTAATTGCTGCCAAAGATAAAAAATTACATCAAGTTTACAAAGGTTTATCAAAAGATGTAGTGAAAGAAGCATTCGGTTGGGATAATGATTTTATGATTGAAAAACCACCTGTATATCCACAAGCGCCTGGTAGTGCTTCTGGAATGTAAAAAAACTTGACAAAATATGTTGAGTGCTGTTATAATGTTTTAGATGATGAGGATATAGTAAAAGTTACGCTATCACCAACTCACTCTCTCTCTCGACCTCATCAAAGAGTTGGTGTTAGCACTTATTGAGGAATTTGCGTATGTGGTATAAAAGTATTACACTTGGTTTCCAACTAAGAGAAGATTGGGCAGTACAATCCATACGCTCCATAAATTATGAGTAAACAAGTCAAAAAAATACCATACAAGTTTGTCCATGTTTTTTGGATTGATATTGTATCAGATAGTGCTTGGAGAAGTATAGAGGAAGTTAAAGAGAGTAAATGTCCTAGATGTTTAAGCACAGGATTTCTTATAAGTGATGAAGAAGATTATGTTAGATTGGTGAGTGATTTTAATTTTAATGAAGATGGTACTATTGATGAATGTGGTAATTCTACAATTATACCTAGACATAATGTATATGATATAAAAGAGGTTTCGTAATGACTATGAAAGATATAAAAATAATAGTAGTGGTTTTATTATTAGTAATAGGATATGAAGCATATGGAGATGATAGAAAATGTTTAATAGAAAACATTTATTTTGAAGCAAGAGGTCAAGGTCAAGCTGGTTGGTTAGCAGTTGCACAAGTTACACAAAATCGTGTAGATGATAGAAGATTTCCAAACACAGTATGTGAAGTTGTTAAACAAGGTTTAACATATGCAAGTGGCGACCCTATTCGAAACAAGTGTCAGTTCAGTTGGTATTGTGATGGTAAATCAGACAAACCTAAAAATACAAAAGTTTATAATGAGATATCTGAATTAGTAAATTATATCTATGATGTAAAAGGTCAACCAAACCATGAGTTACTTGATATTACAGATGGTGCAACACATTATCATGCAGATTATGTAAGACCATCTTGGGCAAAAACAAAAACAAAAACCATAGAGATTGAGGACCATATATTTTATCGTTGGGAGAAGTAGATGTCATTAAATAAAATAAAGCATGATGTTAAGTTTTACAATACTGAAACAATGGAAGTTGAATGTACACACAACCAATGTCATAAAAAGTTTGTGCAAAAAACTGAGGAAGGTGTTTTTACCCCTAAGTGGAACAATTCAAAACCTATAAAATTTGAAAGATTATTTCACGAATGTTCAAAATGTGGGAGAAAATACCATAGTAAAAAAGACCAAAGTCAAAGTAAAAAAAATTATTTAAAAAAAGTAGGAGTTATTTAAATAATGTTTGAACATGTAATCAGAACACCTTTTGATATGAAACCTGTTTTCAAACCTTGTGAACGCCCAACATTTAATGCAAACCATACTGATATATTCATACAAGCACAAAAAAGAATTGAGTTAGATAATTTAGGTGAGAATATTTGGTTCGAAACACCACTTGCAGTAGAAGAAGAATTAGCATTTAAGACAGCACAAAAACTAGGATTGTTTAATCAGAAAAGTGATTACAGAGTTTTAATTGATTGTGATAATATACAACAGTTAGGATTAGCGATTGAAGATGATGTTGTTATTATGCACGAGGGTAAATTAGAGGCGTGTATGGTTGCATTTCCATCTTCTTGGAATGCTGGTGAGAAAATGGGTAAAACTCTTGCAGAACTACATGAACCTATTGCAGACAATGAAACACTAGTTCGTGCATCTAATGGTATTATGAGAGCTATGACAAGTGGACAATCATTTGAAAGATATACTTGGGGAATAACATCACTAGATGGATATAGTAATCACCCATTGTATGAGAAACCAGACTTTGATAGTTTAGATGATTTAACTTTTAGAGTTGAACACGAAAGGACTATGACAGTCATTAAAGACACTACAGCAGTTTTCTTGATACATGTAGACATATACCCTCTAAAAGAGGTTTTAAAGACCGATTTTGGACTGATTAAGGGGTCTATTGACAGTATGAGTACCAATGTGTTAGAATACAAAAACCTAGTAAAAGTAAAGGAACTGATGAATGAATATATTTTATCTACATGAAGACCCAATAGAGAATATTAAAATGCATGTTGACAAACATGTAGTTAAGATGGCAACTGAATATGCACAATTACTATCTACAGCACACAGAGTGTTGGATGGTGAATTGTACGAAGGTAGAACTAAAAATAATCATAGAATTAAAAGATGGAAAATGCCTGACGATAGAGAAAGTATATTGTACAAGGCAAGTCATGTGAATCATCCTTGTAATGTGTGGGTGCGTGAAAGTAAATCAAATTATCGTTTGATGTATAAGATTTATGTGGCTTGTCTTGCAGAGTATACTTATAGATATGGAAAAATACATGGTGCATCTAAACCATCATTATTTTTATTAAAGGCACCAGACAATATTAAAGACATTGGTTTGACAGAAGTACCTCAAGCAATGCCAGAGTATTGTAAAGTAGTTGGTAATCCTATAGAAGCATATAAGAACTACT